CGGCTTCCCGAAGGAGACGCAGGTTGCGCTCTTTAGTGCAACCATGCCGCCTGAAGTCGTTGAGGTCGCGAACAAGCTTCTACAGAACCCTGTGCGCATTCTCGTTCCACCTGAGGAGGTTACGCTTGATGGCATCAAGCAGTACTCCGTTCCTCTACAGAAGGAGGAGTGGAAGTTCGATGCGCTCTGCGACATCTACTCGCAGCTAAATATTAACCAGGCAATCATCTACTGTAATAAGCGGCAGCGCGTAGAGTGGCTCGCCGATAAGATGCTCTCGCAGCAGTTTCCAGTATCGTACATTCACGGTGAGATGGAGGTTGGTGAGCGTAAGCGGAGAATGGCAGAGTTCCGCAGTGGATCTTGCCGTGTTCTAATCAGCACAGATCTGCTCGCCCGTGGCATTGATGTACAGCAGGTTTCGCTTGTCATTAACTTTGAACTGCCGAGCCAGAAGGAGAATTACATCCACCGCATTGGTCGTAGCGGTCGATTTGGTCGTAAGGGTGTTGCCATCAATCTAATTGGTCCCGATGAGATGGCAGCAATCAAGGATATTGAGTCGCACTACGCAACAAAAATCGATGATCTGCCTGAGGATCTGGGCAAAATACCGCTCTAATCATATAATCCATTCCATTCATCTCTAACAACAATTTGAATTGTAGGAATCCGAATACGTAATTCATTCATATTTTTAGTTTCCTGTTCTTTCTGTGCGATCTCATTAAGGCGTTTATATTCTTCTTGAGTTATTCTGCCTGAATGATCCTTATGAATTTGCGGCAACATATTGGTGAATTCTAGAAATTTTCTCCCAAACCATTCTTTAGCTTTTGTAATAGGTTTCTTTATTTCTAGTTTGAGAGGACCGACAAATCGCCGTACAAATCCAGCCTCAACCATTAGAGTACAGATATATGTAAATTCATTATAAATAAATGAAGCATCGTTTAAGCAATATGGATACCGTTTCACCAGTCTCACCATTTCATTCACAATCTCTGGAAGAATATTTTGTATGCTTTTTTCCTTGTAATACACTTTGGATATATCATCATGTCGCAAAAGTCTTGCCACATGATCATATATAAAACAATAGCATTTGTTGCACATAGTAGTACTGACTTCTACATGTCACGAAGTTTCAAATTTACGGGCTGGAGTCTATGCTTGTTGTACGCGTGCGACTACGTCTTGCGTCTGTAGATACCTGAGGATTCAGATTGTCAGAGACACCTTCCAGAATACGAATATCATGTCTACAAACGGGACAATGTACATTCTGCTGAAACCAGACATCAATACAGTTTGTGTGAAACCAGTGCTCACAGTAATTAATGAGTCGCGCAGGTTGATTATCTTCAATTGTCTCCTGGCAAATTGCGCACACTTCAGTGGGATCATTGGGTGATCCGACACGAGTCGCGGCGATAATTTGTTCCTGAGTTGGTCTTACAACAACAGGTTCCATGAAGTTTCTCGGCACCCTCGGAATGGAAGGTCGCAGAAGAATCTGATAAATTGAGTTTTCGACTGAATTTATATCTCCTAAACCGGCTAAGAGCGCACTAATTACATTTCTTGTTGCGGGGAATTCGACTGTATTTCTTGTGGCAAGCGGCGGAACTGCAGCGGCAACATAAGAAGAAGGCGCGGTATATTGGTTAGGAACTCCAGATGCAACCCTCACAGGCACTGAAGCAGGAGCAGGAGCAGGACCAAAAGCAGAGACAGGCGCAGGTACAGCAGCAGTCCCCTGGTAGCCACTCGCCGCATTATTATAAAGATCAAAACGACGCTGTGTCCTTGCGGAAATATAAGCCAGAACGTCTCTTACCGAGTGAAACGCGTCGGGCTCATAGAGCAGAGCTGGAAAATAATTATGTAGGTCATCCAAGAGACCGACACCGTAGTACGACTCGTAAGAATTATTACGCCAAGCCATTTTTGTATTCCTCTTTACAAGCGAGGAAAGAATCAAATTTTAAAGGCGCTCCCATAAGTAAAACTATGGAAGAGTCCGAACAACATCAAGGAATTGTCGGGCTCGCAAACATCGGAAATACGTGCTATTTGAACTCTGTTCTACAGGCTCTTCGCAATTGTGTAGAACTCACGTCTTTTTTTATTCAAGGACACCAAGAAGAATTTTACAAGAACAAAGATCAAGCTAAACCTAGCATTGCTATGACGAGATCCTATGTAGAACTTATTAAGATGATGTGGGGAGGGAAAAAACCAGCCTTTGTGAGACCGGATGGCTTTTTCCAGGACATGTGCCGAGCCGTTCATAATACCGGATTTGATCAATTTCAGATGCGCATGGCTCACGACAGCCACGAATTTCTAATGTTTCTCTTGGATTCATTCCACGAAAGTATCGCCGAAGAAGTGAACATTACGATTCAGCGTGGTCCGCCTACGAATGAATCGGAGGAAGCAGTTCAAAAGGCACTCGAGGCGTGGAAGCAACAGTTCCAGAAATCCTATTCGCCGCTGATTGATCTCCTCTTTGGTCTCTATCACCGTGAAATGTGCTGCCAAGGATGTCAGAAGAAATCATCCTCCTGGGAAATGTTTAATTGCCTCAAGGTCGCGCCGCCTCTTCAGCCTAGCGCAGATGGAAAGCCACCCACAATCAAGGAACTTTTACAAAAAGAAATGGAAGAGGAGACAATTACGGATTATGCCTGTGATCACTGCAAACCGGCTCGAACAACTGCAATCCGGAAGACAAAACTCTGGAAACTCCCCCGTTGTCTCTTTGTGGTTGTCAAGCGTTTTACACCGGATGGTCGGAAGGTTCAGGGACCTATCTCAGCAAATCACACAGAAAACTTGAATTTTGGAGAGTTTTTCTCAGAGTTTAGCCCAGAGCCGAGTCGTCAAGTAAACTACAAGCTTTACGCTACGGTAGATCATCACGGTAGTACGGGTGGCGGACATTATACAGCACAAGGGGAGAGCCCACTTAATCAAAAATGGTATGGATACGATGACGACTCCACTCATATTTTACAGCAGCCATCCATCGGATCGAGTAGTTATATTCTTTTTTATAAAATTGTCTAGAAAAGATGGGCTGCCTAGAAAGCCGCACGGAGACTCTTTCTCGGAGAAAAGGAGAACTATATGATAAAATAAGGGCTTTACAATTTGGAATACAACTGGATACACGTACGTATGACCGTATTGGACATGGCTTAGTTTTTTACGGAAATTTGGAAAAAAGAATGAAACGAACAGGATTTAATTATCATTTGTACCCAAGAGTAAAAGAAACACTTCTAAAATTAAAAAAAAGAGAAGCAAGTGTTACTTTGCGTTTGGAACAATTAACTAAGTTGATTTCTACTGCTGACCAAACGCTTAGAACTGTTCAAGAAGAATTGGATAGACAATTTTTATAAATTATTCTTCATCATGAGAGTTTCGATGTATTGAGTTAGGAAACTGTTTTAAACAAGAACCTGCTATACGATTTGCCATATTCTCTCTAAGTTTGTTACCGTGCTTTACAGTATCAAGCGCCCACTGAAGATATTTAATTTTCTCTGAAATATAGTGATTGGGAAGTTCAATTGCTCTCTGAAATGCCACTCCTCCTTCAGAGGTAAACCATTCCTTATAACGTTCACGAACTTCATTTAGCAAATCCTCTTTCTCTCCTTGCGATGCAAGACAGAGAAAGGCGATTGAAAGTGACTCATTACTGACCATTTGTTTACAAATGTATTGGGCGCAGCACTACTCAATTTTTTTGGCACTTTTTGCATGCTGCGTACACAGATGCTTTTCATCCGAGTGCGAAGCCTTTCGTGTACACTTCTTGCCATTTAGTTGTACAGCCTGGCAAATATAATAAATCATATGACCCTGTCGCTTCTTTCCTGCCATCCATTCTTTCGAAGAATTCTCAAAGAATGCATGCGTAAATTCACTGGTATCAAACATTTTTACACGCTGGGAAGCGCTGACCGCTTTCAATTTTGTTTAATAATCAACAAATCCCTCCACACGCCCATCCTCTACAAAAACAGTCTTGATACGTCCGAGCATTCCATCCGCTCCGCCACATACACGGAAATGTACGTGCGGCGCCAATTTCCCCTTAATCGGCACTGTGTAGGGCTGCGGAGGACGCACCTTCAGAGTCGCAACGCCCGAATCGTCCCCAACTGCAACACCCGCGTTCTCGTATTTCAAATACGCTTGCTGCCAATTATTGATGTTCTTCATCTTCTCCGCACCGGGCTCAGCCGCCCAATACAGTACCTTGGATCCGGGAGGAACCTGGACCTGAACTTCCATAGTCGCTCCCTGAGGAATGTGCGTATCAAGAATAGCGCACGGCATTACTGTCTCACCTAAGAACGGCAAGTATGTATCACGATTAAACATGATACAGAGTGCTGAGATACCCACTAAAAGATAGATGGTGCGCGTGAGTGTGCTGCGCTTACCCGCCAAGAGCTCAACGGGATTTACACCGACAGCGCCGACAGCGAGCCAATTGAGCGCTCCTACAATAACGAGGAGCATGGCGATTTTGTACGCGAACTTCTGGTAATACATGAAATAAGGATCTGACTGCATCTACCGAGTACTTGGAAATTTGATGCGGCGTTTGACTTGTAGCTGCTACAATGAAATTTATCTTTCTATCAGGTTTCGCAGGATCAGGTAAAGATACTGTGGCAGATGAACTTGTGTCGATGGGCTATGTAAAATATGCGTTTGCGCAACCCATCAAAGAGAGCGTAGCAGATGTGCTCTCTATACCTGTTGAATGGTGCTCGGATCAACAGAAAAAAGCCACGTATAAGACCACGAACGGTCTCACGTTGCGTGAATACATTATTGATGTTGCGGAGAGAGAAAGAAAGAAGGATCCTGAAGTCTGGGCAAAGAAAACTGCGCAGCAAATCAAGTATTCTACTGCCAAGAATATCGTCTTTTCCGATTGGCGGAATCTACATGAGCTCTTTTGTATACAAAAGACATTTCCAGGTTCTGAGATTACCTGTGTACGAATTAAACGGAACGGACAGCATATATCCCCCGTGCCTGATATGACAGAATATAGTCTTCTCGGATTCCCATTTCAATATACGATTGAAAATATAACGGGTGATTACGAGTATTTGACTAAACAGATAAAATCTATTGCTTAATAAATGCCCAAAGCGTGTATGATGGATCGTTGGGGAAAGGGGACCTGTGTACCGAATCCGGAAAAAACGGCAAATACGAGAGAAACTGAGGACAAATTGAAGAAACTTATAGCAGAGCGCGAGCGTCTAGATGCGATGTTATACGTGCGCAACGATGACCTCACAGTTTCTAAGCATTTGCCTGGGAAAACTAGTGAAAGTAAGTAGCCAATTGTAGATCCATGTTCCGTGCGCAACAATAAGGACCGTTCCATCAGGATATTTATTTTTAATTTCCTCTGTAAAAGTCGTCTGATGCTCAACTGAGCAATCAATTGGATTAAAGAACGGATTGACTACACCAACATTTTCAGTATTCCAGGCAGATGGGCAATCCGCACACACAATATCGCGCTCCAAACGCTGGTCACATGAATTCATTCCCTGTGGCTGCTCGATTGCGCGATCATCTACAATGACAGGTAGATCTCTAGAGGCTGGATACGCACCGAGAAGAGTGGCACGTGTCCGCCTCATAGGAGAGCAATAGATGGCGTCGAAGTTGTACTTTGCGAGTTCTTCTTGTGCGGCAGCAGCTTGTTGTATACCGACCTCTGTTAGTTCAGCGTCAATGTAAATTGGATGCGTCCATTGTTCAGCCCCTCCAATATTGAAGAAATCTACATTGTGAGTCCCTTGAGCGTGACGCATAAGAACAAAAGTTGTAGGCATTTTATTTTACTAAATAAAATTGATTGCCAGCCATAATTCAAATTTACTTAGTAGAAACAATGTTTTCACGCCTGGCTTTGCTCGCTTCTTTCCTTGCTGCTGCCACTGCCGAATACGGATGCTCATCTTTTGCTCAACTCACTCACACATCATCGGGATGTCCTGCGAATCAAGGAAATCCCGATTGCTCGTTTATTCAAGCTAATGCCGCGCAATTTTGCTCCACGACTGCAACAAGCTGGGAAATTATCAATGGACCGAATTGTAATCTGCGTGGAGCGAGTTATGGCTGTATCTACGCCGCTGGACTGTATTCTACGACAGACCAGTTTTGCTGTCCTCTCATTGTCACGGGTGGGGCGCCTAATGTTACAGTCACGGCGTCAGGCTCGGCGTCTGCATCAGCGTCAGCGTCAGCGTCTGTGTCAGTCACAGCGACAGGTTCTGTGTCAGCTACAGGGTCAACATCAGTGACAGTAAGTACATCATCTAGTCCCAGTTCTAGCGCTAGTGCTTCGGTTACAGCGACGGTGACAGAAACAATAAGCACATCATCTAGCCCTAGTGCCAGTGCTTTGGCTACAGCGACAGCGACACCAACAAAATCAGTACAACTTCTTACAAACTTTACACACATACACAATCTATCAGCTGTAAATCAAGATAAAATTCTCACACAAACTGAAACAATCGGTATGGGAATTGGTATCAGTATCGGTATTATCATGTTACTGGGTTGCTGCTATTACGTCTGTGTAATTGTTCGTAGAAAGAAGGAGGTAGAGAAGCTAGAACTAGAGCACCCTACACAGGTACGGTCACGTCGCACCTCTAAACTAGAAATCCGAGCCCCCACAACACCCAGAGCTGAGTCAAAAGTATAAACAGTAAGTAGATGTCTCAAAGCGCAGAAAAAACACATATGAATCTCGCCGAATATAAATTAAAATTTGTACATTCCTATTTTTTTGTTCTTCTCATTTCTTACTTATTGGCTATTTTCCTCGTATATCCCAAATACGGTCTTCTCTCAATTGGACTTCAATTAACTTTTCTGAACTTCTATGTCTATGGAATCCATCGACTCTCGCATAACATGCCAAGCATCTTTGTGAATTATCATATGTATTCACACCATAACAAGAAGCTTGGGCTCCCTAGACCCGTCGAACTCGCCTGTGAGTTCTTATGCGATTTTTCATGGTTTCTTCTTTTAATGGCTGCGCAGTACTTACTCAAACTTGATATCTTGAGTAATACACTCATTCTATTCATTGGGCTCTGGTACTCATCTGTACATGTTCTCAACTTATCTCTTGGTGATTCCAAAGAACATAGAATTCACCATACCGACATCGACTATAACTACGGACCGCCCTACATTGATATTCTGTTCGGAACTCTAAAGACAGAAGTAAATAGCGACGAAAATGATAAAATCAAAAACGGCGTTATTATATTTTTCTTTCTGAAATTATTTCAAACACTTAAGTAGATGAGTTCAAATAATATTACGGCGATTATGGCGCGTTTAAATAAGATAAATGCCAATATTGCTAATTTGAAAGGAGAAACAAGAAAAAAAATGAATTTAAAAATCAAGTCTATGGATGAAGAAATAAAAAATTTAAAAGGATTAGTTAATTTGTACAATACATTGGCGAAGAGGGAGCAATATAATGTACATGAAATGGAAAAGTATGAAAAACTTATGAGAGATGCTCAAAGACAATTATTAATAAAAGAAAAAGAAAGAAAAGAACTATTAGCAAATCAAGCTGGTGGCAAACGAAATAAAAAGTCAAGGCGCAAGACAAGGCGCAACTAAATTACTTCAAACTCAGACGAAACTTCTTGCCTGACATCTCATTCTGTAAAAATAGAACAAAAATCTTGAGAAAACCCAAGATGACTCCAGCCGACAAAATAAAGGTTTCATATTTTGCCGTCTTGCCGCATTTTTCAACAGGTTCAAAAATCGCACATACGACCTGACTAAACGAAGGTAAAATATCACCATTGATTGACTCGTAACCAGTAAAAATACATCCTTGTACATAATTACAGAGTTCTAGCAGAATAAAAATGCCAATCGTCACTAAAAGTAATGTGTAAGGATTCGTTGAAAAGAGAATCGCGTACGCATACACACTAACAATCAATACATGAATAATGAAAAAACTCAGTGATAAAAGACGTAAACCAATAGGCTTCGTCTCCATTTGATTTACTGTATTTTGTAAGATTTCAGGCAGTGACGGATAAATGACAACAGTACTCATCTACTCTTATCATTTAAAAATATAAGCTCAGATAAAAGACACATGATTTCAAGAACAAATGCCGTTTATTTAATTCTTGTTCTCAGCATCCTCACATTATTCGTATCAAACCAAGTTCAAACTGTGTACGGTGATATTATTCCTAAGAGTCAGTTTGATTTTCTTACTGCACTTGCGTTTTTCATTCTAGCAGTTACACTTCTGCCAGTAACACGCAACTACATTTTACGGGCTTAATGGTCGGAGACATAAATGAGTGGTGGCAGAACAAACAGTTTATCGTAGCCACGCGCAATCATAGACGCGTGAAACGGAACGTGCTCGCACAAAACGGGGAAATTGTAGCCAGAGCAACTTCTGTAGAAGAGTTCCTTATCAAAAAAATAGATGCCTTGTGACACACCCTGTATGTGTGTTGTCGGCTTTGCCTTCACTTTCTTTACATAGGGGTGATCGGGATTCTCTTTCATAATCCTTAGATTCAGAGTGTGTAGATCCTGCGTGGGACCAGCGCTGTATCGCAACCCGCGTATACAACTACTTTTGTAGATTCCGAGTCCACCGAATGCGCTCAACACAGGTATCGGCTGCGCATCGAAAGGAATTTGTACTATAACACTCTTGTACTTGAATTCAAAGATCTCTTCACCCAGCAGCTCAGCACCAAATGGATGTTGTGTATCCCGATAGGCATACGCATCATAGTATTTCATTGTTCCTCCAGAGAGTCCGTTAGCAAAGAACGCATGTGCGCCAGCAGGAAATGATTTACAAAGAGACACGAGGCAATCTACAGGAAACGTTGTGGGGATGTCCGGATCAATGAAGATGGTCAAATCCTCTTCCCCGACACCCATTCCCCAAGACTCCATCCATTCCATAAGTTTGTTCCGAGCCGCAGAAATGGCTTCCATCCGACAAGGTAAATTATCATAGGTTCGTGCATATCCCTGTTCCAAGAGAAACTCTTTGGAAAAGTCCTCGCATTTTACATGAACGCGTTTATCTATGGTTGCCCAGTCCTCTAGAAGTTTCTTAGTGTTGTCCGAACTATTGTTTTCGTAAATGAAAAGTTGTAACTCGGGCAACGAATCAAAAAGAGAATACATAAGTTGTTTAAAAACCGGAAAGGATCTTTCTAAATTACGCGTGACCGCTCCACAAAAAAGAGTCATCTTGCTTCTTTTTTATGGTTTTATGGTTTTAAGTATCAACAGTATTGATTACGCATTGTTTTGCGATTTTTTCTGTTTGATCTCTTTGTTTTTCTTTTTCCAGCCACTTGTCCAGCGGGCTGTGCTTGAATAAAGCGATTAAGTTTGGCTTGTTGATTTCTTATTCTTGCCATTAGATTGTTAATATTATTCAACTCTTGCTCTGCCTTATTTGAATTCCTTATTATTGGCGCTACTGGTGCGGGTAAAGGCGCAGCTTGCCTTTTGTTGAATAATTTCTTACAGTATGATGTATTGGTTTCATGAGCGTAAATTATCGTTCCATTTAAACATTTTTCTCCCATTGATTTTAAATATCTGTATGGTCTATGTCTGGGTGGTAAACGACCGTTTGCATTTGGAACGTCAGATCCACAGTTAAACTCAAATACTCTTTTAACATCAGCGTCAGAGGAAAAAATCTTGTATTCTAAAGGATAAGTTTGACTTAAATTATCTAAAAATCCAATTTTGCTTAATTTTGTGTCATTAAGTTTACTATTAACATCATACTCCATCAATGCCTTACCACAAAAAAAAAGTACTATCAAATTAAAAGGAACATTACCAAAGACACCTCTTTCATATAATTTTTCTTTTAATTCCCTTATACCAATATCATCGTAGTTCCATTTTTTTTGGTTGTAATTATATAAACAGGGTAATGAAATTGTTTCTATATTGCCTTCAGCTTTACCATTATGATATATTTGTAATTTTAATTCAAAATTTGCTTTAGGACCAACTAATGATTCTTGCCAGAACGATTGCGGTATTGGTCTACAAAAATCGCTCATACTCTAATATATATTTATTTAATTTACGTGTACAAATGTGCTATGCTCTGATCAATCGGCTTCTTCTTCTTCAAGAATAAGTCCACGTGCTCCTTCTTCAGAACAAACGGCAGATTGAAGTTGGGAATGTGAAACGGCAGTTCCTTCGTGTTAAACATGCGGAGCATATTGACCTTCTGGGTAATCTGCTCAATACACCGCTTTAGCTGTCTCACGCCCTTCTCATCACCAGCGTGCTCCCTGATGACATGCTCAAGAATCTCCTTACTGATGCCGACCTTCTCATTGAGATTGACCTCCTTGAGTGCAGCAGGAAGAAGGAAGTTCTCCGTGATTGCCAACTTCTCTTTCGGATTATAACCCTCCAGCTCAACCACCGTCATACGATCAAGAAGAACCTTGTCAATCTTATTCAGGTCGTTCGCACTGAAGACGAACATCACCTTGCTGAGATCAATGGGTACACCCGACAAATACTTGTCCTCAAAGTCCTCGTTCTGGACAGGATCCGTAAGGTGGATCAGAAGATTCTGTACCTCCTCGCCCTTCGGAGTCGCGCTAATCTTGTCCAACTCGTCAAACATGAGAACCATGCTCATGCTCTTCGCGGCAACGACGCTGTTAACAATCTTACCGCAATGACTGCTCTCGTAGACGAGCTGGTGACCCGTGTAGGTTGTGGCATCAGAGTCACCACCGAGGCTGATGAACTGGAAGGGCCAACCGAGCGCTTTCGCAATTCCGTTCTTGATTAGACTCGTCTTACCAATGCCAGGCGGACCGCTGAGAAGAAGCGAGAGACCACGACCACCCGGATTCGCGATCTTCGTGGCGATGAATTGAAGGATCTGCATCTTCGCCTCCTCCTGACCGTAGATGGCTTCCTCCAGATACCTGCGAGCCTTCTGCATGAATGCGCCGCAGGTCTCCTGACCATCCTCAACCTTGATCGGGATCTCCTTATACAAGCCGAAGGGGATGCTCGTCAGCTTCTCTAGCCAATTCCGAAGCTTGAAGTATTCGCCACTGCTTCCATCAAGTGACTGAAGACTGTGGTACTTACTGAGAACCATCGTCTGCGTCTCAGCCGGAAGCTTCATAGAGAGAATCTTGAACATCAGAGACTCCTCAGGCGTTGTCGGCTTGCGCTCAAGTGTCTCAATGATGCGACTCTGCTTCTCCGCACTAAGACCCTTAAACTGATCAATCTGATCATCAATGGTGTTCTCTTCATAGGGCTTGCTGATGAGCTCTACAAACTTCTTGACCTCCTTTGACTCCTTCTTCATGTTGTGACGCTTGGGCACCATGCGTTCGGCAAAATCGTCGCCGAATCCACCGATGCTGATCTGGAGACCATTCATCTGGATATCATCCTCATCCTCATCATAATCCTCATCTTCCTCATCGTCCTCATCGTCTGCTTCGCTTGCATCCTCTTCTTCCTCCTCTTCCTCTTCATCTTCCTCCTCACTCTCCTCAACAACCTTCTTCCGCCGAATCAACTTGTTCTTCTTTTTCTTCGGGACCTCCTCCTCTTCCTCCTCGTCCTCATCCTCTTCTTCACTCTCCTCCACAACCTTCTTGGACTTCTTGGGAGCGAACTTCTTCTTGAGTGACCTATGATTACGCAAAGACCGCTTCTTTGCGCGCTCCTTAATCTTCTTCGCAAGAACAATATCATCCTCCTCAGAATCGGTCTCAGAAACGAACTCCGACTCTGACTCATCTGACACAATTAGTCCACGAATATTGCCTTTGCTGTCTACACTATCGTCATCGTCCTGAGGCGCATTACGCTTCAAGGACTGTTTAGTAGGTTGCCTGCGACCGGAAGACTTATCGTTCGTGTCGCTGGAATCCTTCTTGGCATTTCCGCCGCCGCTGCGAGTTTTTGCCATTCTAATCTTCTTATCTGATTTCATTTAGTCAACAATTCCGTAATTATCCGCCCCCGCGCTCGCCCGCTCAATTTTTACGCTCAGTGCTTGCGATTGCGACGTGTACCCTTGCGATTGCGGCGCGTGCTGCGACGACCACCCTTGCGGCTCTTGCGTGTCAAGCGACGTCCGAGATTGCCAACGGCGGCATTCATCTCGCTCGTCACACCACGACCCAAGCGCTCAACGCCATTGATACCCTTTCCAACAACTCCCTTCGCGGCATTAGTAACCGCGCCTACTGACTTCTTTCCCGCGCGTAAGATGTGTGAGATCGGTGAAAATAATCCTGAAAAAACACGGAGTCCACGACGAGTTCCACGAGCCATTCTAGTGTACGCCGAGATTTAAATTACAAGAATGTCGTGAATATCCATTAAGAGAAAGCGAGCCTTTGAAGAGAGACTCGGGTAGGTCTTGTCTCGCAAATGAATGAGCGTATCTAAGAGTCCGCGGTTCTCCGAAAAGATCTTCTTGCGAATTGTCGCAAAGAATTGCGAGGAGGGCGACTTTAGAACCCTAGACATACGCAGCATACAATCTACATATTCCTCAATGAGCGCGCGTTTCTCATCAATTCTGCCGTATTTATCGATGAGTTCAAAGAGAGTCTTGAAGATCATGGTGAGGCTCTCAGCCGGAAGGATCTCAAGCGCAGTGAGTTCTGCTAGAAATTGACTATATCCGTGTCTGTATTTCTTCTCCAGTGTCTCCTTTTCGTACGATTCTTTTGTATTGGATGTCTTTGTTGAATCAATGTCCTCGAAGATCTCCATGTAATTTCGAAGGAGGATCTCCATCTCGACGAAGATAATTGTATATTTCTTACCAATCTCTGAAAGAAGCTGTGCATAGAGTGGACAGTAGATCTCCTCTGCTGCTGCCTTTGAGAAGACCATCATCATAAAGTCACGTACAAATTCACCGACCTTCTCGTTTTTGTCATCACCGAGAATCTGAAAGAGGAATTCACGAATTTCATTGTAGGTTGACTGTCCAAACTTGTTCAGCTTGAGACGAATGATGCGATTAAGAATCTTCTCCTCAATGTCGGCGGCTGAGTTCTTGAACCGACTCTGATAGCGAATAGGAGGGAGCCGCGGCGGGGGAGGACCAGCTGATGGGTCAACTACTTGACTGGTGTTCCTGTGATATTGATTGTTTGTAGGAGGACCCCTGTAACGAGGATCGGGACCCTGCTGCCTGCGAAACTTATTATGATATGCGCCACCAGTCGCATGACCAACATTTGGAATCATATGAAGATCATTATTACCGTTATGACCGCCACCATGTCCACCGTTATGACCACCGCCATGACCCCCGCCATGTCCACCACCATGACCACCGCCATGTCCAGCACCCCCGCCATGACCACCCGGTCCATATCCCTTGCGCCAATCCGGGACAAGTACCGAATTCAGATCAAGAACCCCCTTCAAATTCCGGATCTTCTCTTGAAGACTGGGTTGTGCTGTTCTTGCCTTGCTCCTTAAGCCAAGAACAGCAGCTACCAGCGAGACCTCCGAAGAACTCATATGTAAACTATCAGACATTTTTTTTAAGTTGATGTTTATATGAAGCAGTCGCCGCGTTTCAAATTTTGTTTTCATTTTACTTCCTTATATAAACATGAGTACATTAACGACACTCATTAAAGATTCAAGAGCAGCAGAGCTTGTAGAAACTCTTGAATTTCAAACTGAGTGTGGGAAACGCCAATTCTTACATGACCTTGAGACACCACTCTCGCACGATATCAATATTCTGAAAAGAAAACAACAGTCAATTCAAGCTGAGCGTTCTCACGCAACAAATGCGGCTGTATTTGAACTTGTAAAACAATCTGAAGTGACACTCAAAGATGTTCTTGATCCCACGTCTCTTGATAAAGAATCCGTGGAACAAATTCTCTTCTCAGGGTGGGCGCCACTGGCGATTCTAAATACAATCCCCTTCTGTATTTTTTTCATCAGCATGTGGAAACAGTATGTAATGCCTATTCTCGCAATTTGTATGCCATTTCTCTTCTTCTTTGGACCGTATATAACTATGCGTCATGTGTACAAGTTTGATATATCATTTGATGCTTATCTTAAAATATTTTTTCAAGCTATCGGTGTAAACCAAAAAATGGATATGAAACAAATTGTACAACTCCTCGTGAGCTTTATTTCGATTGGACAATCTATGTACCAACCTGTTCAGAATGCTTTTCACATTCGTAAGATAGACGGTGATCTTCAAGAGAAGGGGCGTGCTGTTCTCCAATTGAAAAGTGCATTGAATACCTTATATCCAGGGCAACCTGAGAAGAATCCACTCGCTGATCTTGATGAGAAAGATATACTACGCTCTTTTGCTGAGTGTTGGGATCTGCCTTTTCGTCTTCGTATTGCGTTCCAGAATATTGGTGAAAAGGAGGTTCTCTATCGTCTAGCCAATTGCGAGTCATTACGTTTAGTGTCATGGAATAAGAAGGGCGCCGTTCTTTTTAAAGAAGCGGCGAATCCTTTCCAGGCTGACTCTGTTCCGTTCTCTGTGTATTTGAAAGATGGAAAGCAACATTGTATCTTAACTGGACCGAACGGTGGGGGTAAATCCTCTTTCATGCGGAGTTTGTTATTGAATATCCTCATGGCACAAAAGTTTGGACTCTTTTTTGGCGGCAGTGATTCTGTGGCATCGCTCGATCCCTTTGAGTGGATCGCGAGTGGTCTACGTCTTGAAGATACTCCTGGTCTCTTATCGTTGTTCGAGAGGGAAGTCCAGTTCGCCGCGCAGACACTAAAGAAAGGCGGTCGTGGATTCCTCATTTTTGACGAACTGTTTCACAGTACGAACCCTCCAGATGGAGAGAGAACGGCAGATCTTTTCTTAGAGTCCCTCTGGACAAAGAGAAATCTTACGAGCATGATCAGTACACACGTGTTTTCTCTGGCGGAGTCGGCACCAACTCATGTACTCAGACTTTGTGTTCCAGCTAAAAAAATGGAGGATGGATCACTTCACTTCGATTACACAGTACAGCAAGGAATTTGTAAAGTGAGCAGCGTGGATTTGGTTTTTGAGAAATGCGGATTCCCCCGTTCCCGGAAAACCTGAGAGGAAAGGAGAATGGCTACCCTAAGTGACACACTGACCATGGGCATCGTACTCGCGGTTGTGCTCGGCTCACTTTTCTTTTACTTGTACACACGTCTGCTCCAGGTTGAAAAGAGAATCAGTTTAACGGAGAATATTTTACTGGATTTGAAGATGGCGACGGAGAATACTCTAATGATGATGGGTTCAGCGGCGTCTTCTTCGCACATGTTCTCAGAGCAGGAGGATCAGACTGAGCATGTAGAGGCTGTATCTGAGGCGCAGCCGCTCCAGGAGCAGGAGGTCGAGGAGATCAAGGAGGAGGACTTCTACAAATCAGTCCTCCAGAATGCGCCCGTCGAGCCTACGGTCCCTGCCGCTTCCACTAAGATGGAAGCGAACTATGAGGCACTCACGAAGAAGGAGCTCCAGGAAGCCTTGAAGCAGCGTGGAATAACCCTTCCGAAGGGTGCTGGACGCAAGGAGATGATTGATGTGCTAAAGAAGAACACTGCCGCATCGTCTTCTGTTGCGGCGACTGTGCCTGCGCCTCTTGCGGCACCTCTAGTACCAGAGCCTGGAAGTGAGTCAGCCCTGTCCGCAATGGATGGCGCCGAACTCATTGAGTAATATTCTTTGAATAGTGTAAATGGACAGCAAGTTCTTTCGCAAAACAACAGATCCGAATTATTACGCGAAGTCACAGCATGCGGAACCGAGAATTCAGCCGACTAACCGCTTGTCTCTTCCGACACAAGATACTCGTTTCCCTGGCTATGCCGCCGCAAAAGCTGAGGACGGTCGCATGATCACAGATTATAGACCGCGGTGCAGTCAAAATGTTCCTGCTGGAGCCCAATATGCTACAAAGAACTGGATGGTACACGAGGCTGATTCTATTATTGAGGTGTCAAGAAAGAGACAAGCTACCTATACGGGCGCCATCTATGGAACTGACAATTCAGTTGTTCCGCGCGCAGAAATGGCTGTCAAATGTGTGCCCATGGGTTGCGAATTTTCAGAAGTCGCAGCTGGTGGCATTGGTGTTGAACGCATGGATAAGGCACCTGAACTCTTTGGTACCTTCAGCTTTCCGACATTGTCACCACCGCCCGCCCCGAAGACGGCTCTAACCACGCACTTTGAAGGTGGTCGTAACACAGTAAGAGGACAGACATACCGTCCTCTTGGTAATGGTCCTGTTCCGAGTCCTGTATAAATTCTAATAACTATGTAAATGGATTCAAAAGCACGAAAACTTCGTATTCATGCTTCTGCAAAAAACAAAAACAACAACAAAAAAAAAAACAAGAACAAAAACACGCGTAAAACGCCGCGGGCGCCGCCGCCTTCACCTATGATTCTTTCACCCAGATCTCTTTCATCTATGTCTCTTTCACCTATGTCTCCTCAACCGAAAACGCCGAAAACACCGAAAACACCGAAAACGCCCAGAACTGTAAGGGCACAACGGCTCGCAGAACACTATCCAAATACAAGAACAATGGTTGAACGAGGTCATTCATTCAATTCAAATAGCAATACTGCAGAAATGTCTCAAGAAGAATTCTGGGATCTTTTAGAAAAAGAGCTCGGAACTTCAATCTAAATACACAACTCACTACAGAACAGATGCCTGAACTAACAATCTTATCATTTGATATTGGAATCAAGAATCTCGCATGGTGTCTTATGAGACGCAATACAGATATAAGTGGATCCCAATATCAAATCATCGGCTGGGAAAATGTAAATATCTTGTCAGATGGTCCTCCAGCTGCCAAGGTGACATGTCACAAATGCTCTTCCAAAGCGACGCACTCAGCAAATGAGACCTTATCATGTGGTCGTCATTGTCCAACAGAATTCCCCGCATTCCGCGATCTCAGTGGAACTGCTCTCAAAAAAATCCCCGCTATGAAGGAACTCAAGGTTCTCTTTGCGCAGCGTGGTCTCGCCGCACCGAAATCCAAGGACGATGCCACGAAGAAGCTAGCAACTATTTTTTCAATGCCCGTCGAGGTCAAGAAAGTCAAGAAAGCTGTCGACAATGAATTATCTGTTTTACATGATGGAATACGAAAGATGATTTTGGAGAGGAAGGCGCTCTTTTCACAGGCGGGCGCAATTCATCTAGAAAACCAGCCCGTTCTCAAAAATCCAACTATGAAATCTGTACAGATTCTCTTGTTTGCCAGCTTGCGTGATCTCTTACAACCGATACCGCAACTCAGACTGATTCACGCAGGAGTCAAAGTGAAGGGTGTACAAGCAGGCGACGCAGGCTACAAGGAGCGTAAGCAGGGCTCCGAAGCAGCCGCGAAACAACTTCTTACAGGGACCACGGTAAAGGACGCAGCAACCTGGAAGGCATTTCTCGAAAAACATACAAAACAGAACGACTTAACAGACGCATTTTGTATGTGTATTAATGCCCTAACGTGAAGAACGCGTTAATTTATATTCTTATTTATCTATTTACAAGTACAGAATGGACAAATGGAATAGCTGGTATAAA